ACCCGGCTGACAATCCCTCTTCGATGAACAGATCCGGCGAAGACATCACTGAGGGATCATCACATGATCCCTCAGATGTCACAGGTATCTGACAAGGCGATGGCCTACAAAATTCAATTGGAGCGGCCACCGGCCACAGCGGTGGAGTTGTGGCACCTGGTCAACGCCATGTGGGGGGTGAAGATCCCCGACCAGAAGAAGTGCAGTGAGCATGTCAGTCCGTTCCATGCATTCAGTGATGCCTACTTCGCCAAAGACCCCAACTGGGCACTGTGGTACGGCAGTCGAGGCTGTCTGGCAGGCGACAGCCTGATAACAGTCAACCGGGCTGGGAACAGCGTCAAAAGGCGAATGGATAGGTTTGTCCCCAGGTTCAACAACACCATGGTGGAGTTGGAAGGGCAGTTGGCTGGTGGACGTGCGTACCGCACGGACATCCAGACCAAAGTGCAAAGGGCAGACGGAGAATACGCCCGCCTTGGTGTGGTGGGAACCGCGTACTCCAGTGGGGTTAAGCACACCTATGAGTTGGTCACAGAAACTGGTCGTAAGATCCGGGCGACAGCAGAACATCCGTTTGCAACCGCTGATGGGTTCATACCCCTGGGGGAGCTCACGGTAGGTTCCTCGGTTCTTGTCAACCGCGGTAAGTCCACATCCGGCAGAAGGGCTAAGCAGCGGTATGCCCGGGTGATGGCCAAGTACCATCCACAAGCCACCAAAGGCCAGTACTGGGTTCATCGGCTGGTGGTGGAGGCACAACTCAACCAGATGGCAGTTGAGGACTACCTGGAGCTGCTCAACACAGATCCACATGCGGTAGTGGTGTTGCAATTCCTGCCAGAAGGAATGCACGTGCATCACCTCAACGGCGATCCTTTGGATAACCGCGCAGAGAACCTTTTGCCGATGACTGAGCAGCAACACCACCAGCTGCACGCCGACTCGGGTAAAACAAGCCATGTCCTGGACAGGATCGGGGAAGAGCGGATCGCTGATATTCGCTCTCACGGCCCAGAGCCCACGTACGACCTGACGATGGCCAATGGGCCCAACAACTACATCGCCAACGGCTTCGTGGTCCACAACACTGGTAAGAGCTACATGCTGGCCACCCTGGCACTGACCAAAGCAGTCATCCTGGAGATCAACGTCACCCTGCTCGGAGGGTCAATGGCGCAGTCTGTCAACGTGCGAGAACATGTTGACTCGCTGCTACGCAAACCCAACGCACCCCGGTTCGCAGTTGCCAACCACATCAGCACCGAGATCCTGTTCAACAACGGCAACTGGATCAGGCCACTACCCGCCTCCCAAACCACCGTCCGAGGACCCCACCCACACGCCACCATGCTCGACGAGATCGACGAGATGGAAAAGAAGATCTACGACGCCGCCCAAGGGCAGGCGATGGCGTTGCCCAACCACCTGGGTATCGAGATCCCTGAGATGACAGTGGCCTCGTCCACCTGGCAGAACCCCTCAGGGTGCCTTGATAGTAGTGCCACAATAACAACGCGCCGTGGCGATCTGCCTATAGTCGATGTAGTCGTCGGGGATATGGTGCCAACGCGGATGGGCTGGCGCAAAGTAGTAGCGACTCACGTCATGGGGATGCAGCCGACCATCGAAGTCAAATTCGCCTCCGGTACATCACTGCGTTGCACGCCATGGCATCCGTTCTGGGTTGAACGATCGGGTTGGGTCCGCGCCGACGAGCTTCTTTCTGGAGCGTTGTGCGCTCGCATCGACTCGCTCACATTCTCGGCACCTCAGATGCCCAGCGCTGCCCTTCCTGAACCAGTCGGCGGCGTGGCCACGAACGCAGAACTGTCGAGCTTCGCTGTTTGCTTTGCGGATCAAGGTGGCGCGCCTGTCGTTCTCGGCGTGCGTAACAGCCTCGAGGTGCTTGGGGTTGACACACAACTTGACCCGGCACAGATGGTCGATGACCAGACCTTCCCCGATAGGGCCGACACGAAGCTCGTACATCCAGCGGTGAGCGAGGTAGGCGCGTTTACCGATACCAGCCCGACGCTCGTACTTGAGGCCATACCCGGCGTTGTTGACAGTCAGCGGCCAGATGATGCAGTCATCGGTGTCAAGGTTGATGGTTACGGTTTTGAGGCGGATGAGGTTGTCGGTGTCAGTCATACCGAAATAGTAGTGCCAACCTACGACCTGACTGTGGATGGCGAGCCGGAGTACATCGCCAATGGCATCCTGGTTCACAACACCTTCACCGACGTGATGCGTGAGGCCCGCAGCAAAGGCTTGCCCATCCACTCCTGGTGCTGGCGGGAAGTCATCCGCAACGCCCAGCAGCCACACGGCTGGATGGACCCCGGCTTCATCGAACGCAAACGGGCCAGCGTGCCGGCGGAGATGTTCCGGGTCGAGTACGAACTCGGTGAGCCATCCGGTGAGGCCAGAGCGTTCGACCTGGAGGCCGTCAACCACACCTTCACCCAGATGGACCCACAACAGGAGTTCCATCGTGGCAACGACGACGAATGGGTGTTCGAAGCACCCGAGCCAGGCGGGGTGTACGCAGCCGGTGCCGACTGGGCCAAGGAGCGCGACAAGACGGTGCTGGTGGTGCAGCGCACCGATGTCACTCCCTGGAAGCTGGTCTATGTGCGGATCTTCAACAAACGCCCTTGGCCGTACATGATCGGTGAGTTCAACTCCCTGGTGAGCCGCTACTCGGCCGTGTCGGCCCACGACGCCACCGGCCTGGGCAATGTAGTGCACGACATGGTGGACGAACGCACCATCAAGGTGGTGATGGTCGGCCAGGACCGGACCAAGTTGCTCACCGAGTACATCGCCGCCCTTGAGCAGGGCCGGTACACCATGGCCCGCAACACCCCGCTGTACGCAGCGCATGCCGACACCACAGTCGACGACGTGTTCGGGGCTGCCCGGTGGAACACCCACCTGGCAGACGAGGTGGCAGCCTGCGCCATCGCCCACCGGGCAGCCACCCGCATGGCGGGGCCGTCAGCGGGCGAGATCGTCAAGCGCAGCAACGAGCGCCCTGTCTGGCTGCAGAAGGTGGACCCCAAGAGCAACAGCAGTGACGACTCCTTCGAGTACGTTTACGACACCGGGGTGGTCAGCGTGTCGCAAGGAAGCGACGACGTGGGTGTGTTTTGGTTGTAGAGACGACATGGAGGTCGTGATGATTGGTAAAGGGGCACGAGGTGACGACCCGTTCACTTCGCACATGGGTGATCGTGACGCAGAGCCGCGCAGAGCATCACAGCGGATACGCCTGCTCGAGCAGTACCGGATGTGCGAAGACTTCGGTCTGACGAGCTACGAGGCTTCGCTACTATCTGGCATCACCAACGGTTGGCGTAGGTGTTCAGAGTTGTTGCGCGACGGTGCCATCGAGGTGCTGACCAATGGTGAGGATCCAGTCACGCGAGTTAACCCGACAACAGGCAGTAAGCAGATGGTGTGTGTGATCACAGACGTTGGCCGCAGAGAACTCCGCGCGTATCTTGTGTCTTCGCCATTGGGTACCTGACCAGCAAGGCAGTGCTCGCGCATTCGTACAACTCCGCCAGTTGATGTCCTCGGCGCTATCGTTAGGGCCATGTACTTCCAGCCGGCAGCCGGGGTAGGCGTCTCAGACCAAGTGCGCAAGTCGTACACAGTGCGCCAGCGCCGCGTCAGCGACCTCGAGCACAAGTACGAACGCCAACAGCATGTGACCCGCGCAGCCAAGGAAGGGGCGACTGCGCTGAGCATGGGCGACTACGAGTATCTGCCGTTCATGGCGGGTGGGCCTGGTCGCAAAGGCCCTGCCCAGCGTGCCTACGCGCAGCGCAGCAACCCGCGCTTCTTCGACCGGGTGGCATTCGCCCAGACCAACAACCCACGCGCCCAGCTGCAGGTGCGCCCCCGCAGCACCACCCAGCAGAACCTGGAGCGGGCGTCGAACGCAGCGAGGGTGGGTGGCAGTGGTGCGGCTGCCGGCCTGGCGTTGGGTCTGCGCGGGTTGGACGCCAAGCAGATCGCCAGGCTGGGTGGGGAGTTGGGCAGGGGGAACTTCCGGGCGTTGCTCACCTCGCGGGGCAAGAAGGCCGCGGCGGTGATCGGTGGTGCCGGTGCGCTGATCGGCGCTGGTATGCGCCCTGCCCCGGTGAGCCTGCGGTACCGCCAGGGGCAACGATGAGCAAGTCGACCCCGGCCGAGGACGCCCTGGCCCGCTGGTTGTTCCACAAGACGGTCCCGGCCTTCAATGCCAACACCCACTTCTACGTGTCCTTGCACCGGGATGACCCTGGTGAGGCCGGTGCGCAGAACACCAACGAGGTGGCCTACGGCGGGTACGCGCGGGTGGCGGTTGTGCGCACGTCGTCGGGGTTCACCATCGCTGACACCCTGGTGTCCAACGCATCCGAAATCCTGTTCCCCACCTGCACCTCAGGGGCGGTGACTGCCACCCACGCCGCCATCGGCACAGCAGCGACTGGCACCGGGCTGGTGCTGCACTATGGCCCGCTCAGCTCGTCGCTTCCGATCTCCACCGGCCAGACCCCGCGGTTCGGCATCGGCTCTTTGACCATCAGCGACCAGTGAGGCTGCCATGACGTTGTGGAAGACGACCAGGGTCGACGGCAAGGACTTCTTCAGCCAGTCGGTCAACTACGGCACGGCGGTGGGCGGTGCGGCGGTGATGGTGGCCTCTCCCGGTGGTGTGATGCCCGGACCTGGCTGGCTGCACTACTCCCCGCACATCAGCGACTGCGTGGGGATGCGCTGGCCGTGCCGGTTGTTCGAGGTGACCACCAGCGGTGCCACCATCGACAACGGCAGGTTCTACGGGGCGGCTGGTCTGCAGGTAGTGGCCGAGCGATCCTCACTGCTCACCTTGGGTCCGCAGAGTTCTAACATGAATGCTCTTATCACTGCACTACTGGCGTTGAACTCCACGCAGGTACAGGCGCTTGACGACGCCACCGGCGGCAGCGCTGATCATGCCGGTGCCTGGGTAGCGGCATGGAAGGCGGGCTGGGACAACCACCGCAACGCGGTGATGGACGCCGTGTGCGACGTCGGGCAGGCCAAGGCGGGCACTGCCGGCGTGCGGGTGCTGGCCGGTCTGCTGGTGCGCGACCTGATCGACGAACGCGACTACAACCTGCTCACCGAGCCGTGGCGTGACGTGTTCGGTCCGATCCACCCTCTGGACCCGGACTGGGGGACGCCATGAAGTGGGTTCCACGTTCCCGGCTGGCCAGGGCGGGTGCGGGTGTGGCAGTGGGCAGTCCGTTGGCTGGTTACGGCACCCAGGTGTACCGGGGTGGGCAGAGCGCCTATGCCGAGCGCACGTTCGACTCCCGTGACGCCCGCGACTACAACCGTGCTGCTGACGCCTGGGTTGACGCAGGCCGCAGCGGCAACAAGAAGTTCCGGGCCAAGTACTACGACCAGGCACGACGGCAGTTCGTGGCCGACAACCCGAAGGCTAGACGGGTCCGCCCGACGGTGCGCCGTTGGGAGGACCACTTCAGCGAGGTGCAGGCGATCCGTGACGCCAAGGCGCGCAGGCCGTCCCTGGCCGACATCGCCAGGCACCCGGTGGCTTCCCGGCGCTCGTCCGACCGGATGATCCTGGAGCGGCTGGTGGCAGGTGGCACGACCCGCCCTGTGCACCGTTCGATGCTGCTGGGCAAGCAACCAGGCAAGACCTTCGCACATCGCCGTCTCAGTTCGTGGACCCCCCATGAGACGGTGGCCAACGACTTCGGGGCCAAGCACGAGCGCTACCACCACACGGGGACGGGTCGGTTGTTGGCCAACCAGCCCAAGAGCCTGCCCAAGGCCGCCAGATCGTATGTGCTCAGCGCCAACGTGCGCAGTGCCAACCTGGCCCCTTTGAGCAGGTTCGGCAACGTCGATGAGCGGGTGAGCGTGCGCCGGGTTCCACGCGGGCAGCGCGCCCGGCTGGCGGTCGGGAAGTCCTGGCAGCCTGTTGTTGACCAGTTGACAGCCTTGCCACGGTTAGTCTGATTGCCATGGCTAACACACCACGCGACGGTTTCCAGTCGATGCCCGCCGAGCAGATGATGGGGGTCGGGGCGGGGGACCAGACCGGCGAGGTGAAGCAGGCCGAGGAGTTGGCTGCCGGCGTCTCGATGGCGATGGAGTTCGGCACCACCGGTCTCAAGCGCAGCGCGGGCTGGATCGACGAGGAGTTCCTGCCGCAGCTGCGCGGTCGCAAGTCAGTGCAGGTGTTCAAGGAGATGAACGAGAACGACCCGATGGTGGGGGCGTTGATGTTCACCATCCAGATGCTGCTGCGCAACGTGGAGTGGACGGTCAAGCCTGGCGGCAAGGGCAAGCAGGACCGCCTGGCAGCCGAACTGCTGGAGACCTCCATGGACGACATGGAGCACACCTGGGACGAGTTCATCTCCGAGGTGCTGACGATGCTGGTGTACGGCTGGAGTTGGCACGAGGTGGTGTACAAGCGTCGCCAGGGGGTGTTCAACCCGGACCCGCGGGGCAGGAGCAAGTACAACGACGGCCTGATCGCCTGGCGCAAGATGCCGATCCGCGCCCAGGAGACGCTGTTCAAGTGGGTGTTCGACGACAACGGTGACGTGAAGGCGTTGGTGCAGATCGCCCCACCGAACTACACCCAGCGGTTGATCCCGTATGAGCGCAGCCTGCTGTTCCGCTTCCAGCAGTCCAAGGGCAACCCGGAGGGTCGCGCGCTGGACCCCGCTACGCCAGTCCCGACCCCTGATGGGTGGACCACGATGGGTCAACTGCGCGTGGGAAGCCGGGTGTTTGACGAAACCGGTGCTATCAGGCACGTAGTCGCCACTGCTGAGTGGGAGAACCGCCCTCGGTACCGAGTGACGTTCGCTGACAACACCACCATCATTGCTGATGCCAACCATGAATGGGTGATGCGCGACGGACGGGTGAAGCGTACCGAAGATCTCACCGCTCAGCCGGCGTATAACGCGATCAGCCGTAGCGCACCTCTGCAATACGCACCTCAAGCATTGCTGGTAGACCCATACGTACTTGGGGTCTGCCTCCGTCTAGCCAACGGCGCGCGGATCACTACACACGTAGACGATCTGGTTGAGCAAATGGAGTTGGTCCAGAGTCGCGGGTACGACGTAACCAAGGTTGGCCAGAACGGCAACGACGGAGGTCTTGGGCGGTACTACCGGATCGGCTCAGGTTTACAGGGTGACCTTCGCCGTCTTGGTGTGGTCGGGAACAAGCACGTGCCGTCGCAATACCTGATGGGTAGCGTTCAGCAACGCTGGGATGTGCTTGCTGGCTTGCTGGACTCTGATGGTCACATCGACGACTTCGGCCGCGTTGAGTTCACGAACACCAATTTGAACCTCATCGAAAGTGTTGCGGAGTTGGTCCGTTCGCTGGGGATGGACGCTCGGGTATCAGTGCGGCGTAACGCCGGGTTCGAGAGTGGCAAGACGCGCAATAAGGCGTGGGCGGTGCGGTTCACCCCGACAGACCCGTCGCTGTTCGGCCTGTCGCGCAAACGCGCGAAGGTGCGCGCAGTGAAGACGCGCGGTGATCACTATGTGCGGTCTGTCGAGCGCATCGACAACGGCTCTACGGTGTGTATTGAAGTGGACGCTCCATCGCACTTGTTCCTGGCGGGTGATTCGATGGTCCCATCGCACAACAGCCTGCTGCGCAACGCCTACCGGCCCTGGTACATGAAGAAGCGCATCGAGGAGTTCGAGGCGGTCGGTGTGGAGCGCGACCTGGCGGGCTTGCCGATGGTGAAGGTGCCCGCCGAGTGGCTGCGGGCAAAGGCCGGGTCGGATCAGCGCAAGGCCGTCGAGGGTTTCAAGAAGATGGTCAAGAGCATCCGCCGCGACGAGCAGGAGGGCCTGGTGTTCCCGGTGCAGTACGACCAGGACACCAAACAGCCGCTGTTCGACTTTCAACTGCTGGGTTCTGGTGGCACCCGGGCCTTCCAGACCGACAGCATCATCCAGCGTTACGAGCAGCGGATGCTGATGACGGTGCTGGCCGACTTCATCATGGTCGGTCACGAGAGTGTCGGGTCGTACTCGCTGCACACCGACAAGACCGGCATCTTCCGCACCGCACTCAATGCGATCGCCGATGCCATCGCCCAGGTGCTCAACCGCCGTGCGGTGCCCCGGCTGATCAGGCTCAACGGGTTCAAGGTCACCGACATGCCCGAGTTCGTGCCGCAGGACGTGGACGCTCCGGACATCTCCCAGTTGAGCGCGTTCATGTCGCAGATGGCCGGGATGGGTGTGCAGTGGTTCCCAGATGCCGACCTGGAGAAGTTCGTGCGGCAGGTGGCGCGCCTTCCCGAGCGTGACGAGGCCTCCCAGGAGGTCGAGCAGGTGATCAGCGCCCGCGCCCAGGCCAGGCGGTTCATGGAGTCGCAGATGCAGATGGACCAGGTTCAGCAGCAGATCGAGTCGATGCAGGCCGCGGCCAGTCGTGGCGAGCATCTGTTGCCACAGCCGCAACAGCCTGGGCAGGCGGGCGGACCAGCCCAGCCTGGTGCGGTCCAGCCAGGACAGCAACAGTTGCCTGCGGGGCAGTGATGTCGTCCACCGAAGCGTTGCAGGTGCTGGCCAGCACCATCATCTTCAGCCGGGAGGGTGATGTGCAGGCGTTGACGCGGGTGGTGGACGAGAAGATCGCTGAACTGCACGAGCAGGGGCTGTGCGCCGAGGTGTTCCTGCGCAGCGCGTTCCTGCATTCCGCGGTGCGCTTGGAACGCGCGCTGCCGGCTGAGAAGATCGACGAGTTGCGGGTGTGGTTGGTGCACTCGGCGGTGAAGGTGGACAAGGAGGGTCAGGGATGACCGATATCAGTCAGCTCCCGCGCTGGCAGCGCCTGGACGAGGTGCAGCGCAAGAAGGCCCAGCACCACCTGGTCAACGCTGCCGGTCTGACCAGCCTGACGGCTTCGGGGATGGGCGGGGCACGATGGATGGCCCGCAACACCCCGGCGGGCGGTATGCGTTCGGCCCCGGTGGCACGGGCGGCGAAGATCGCCAGGGGGTCCAAGTTCGGGCGTGCGCTGGGTGCCACGACGGCTGCTGCGGGTGTGTTGGGTGCTGGGTCCACTCTCACCTGGGGTGCGTCGCTGGGCCGGGAGATCAAGCGTGACGAGGCGAAGTTGCGCGCACAGAACCTGGTGAAGGCTGACTCCTGGCGCAACCACGTCAGTCCGGCTGCCCAGCAGGGCCACGCCTACCTCAAACGCGGTGAGCGCGACAAGAAGTCGCTTGCTGCACTACCAGGTGCGACGGGGGCGGCAGGTGCTGGTTTGTTGGGGCGAGAGGCGAGTCGTTACTTCGATCGCAACGAGCTGCGTAATGCAACTGGCAGGCACATCGGGTACAGCCGATGGAACGTCCGCGGTCGTGCGAGCGGGAAGCGTGCGTTGGCTAGCAGCGCGTTGCTTTCCGGGTCCGTGGCGCTGGCACCTGCGGCCTACCGGCAGTGGAAAGAAGCGAACCGCTGGCGTGACAAGGCTGGCAAGATCGAGGCGAGAGGTCGTGACCGGATTGGCAAGTCAATGCCGCTGTCGGAAATTGGCAAGGCGTTCGCCATGCCTCGCATCCGGATCAAGCCGCTGGCGGCACCGATCAAACGCACATCTCCGATCAGGCGCGGTACGTTTGTCAGGACCCCCGCCGGTCAGACGACATACCGCCGGGGCAGCCTGTAGGAGGTCTTGATGTCATCCGTGACCCGGATACTTGACGCAGTTGCCAAGCACGACCCACAGGCGGCGCTGGTGATGGCTGTTGACACCTGGTGGGAGGACGCCGTACAGGTCCGCAAGGACTTCTACGACGAGGCCGTGCCGATGGTGCTGCACGCCTGGGAGGCATCCGGGCCGCGGATCGCCCAGCGGGTGGGCCGGGAGTACGTGGTGGCCAAGAGTGTCGACGCCGATGCGTCATTCGACCCCAATGGCCTGCTGGCGGACTACCAGCAGACGATGCTGGTGCTCAAGGCCGACGACTCGTTCCGAGGCCGCTACGGCAACATGATGACCGTCAACCGTGATGCGCGCGGGCGGTTCTCGCGCAAGTCGCAGCAGACCCAGTCCGACCCCAGCAGTTGGGGAACCGACAGCAAGCAGCGTCTACGCACCATCCCCGGTCCGGCGTCGGCCTATGTCCAGGGCCAGACCGATCCGCGCGGCAACAGCCGAGCGGTGATCAAGCCTGGCACGTCGGCGGACCAGGAGAAGGCGGTGCGTGACTACCTGGGTGCTGCCGACGAGGTGATGCAGTTGCGCCGTGACCTGTCGCACGCTGTCGGCGGCGACAACATGGACAAGTACGAGATCACGCTGTACTTCCAGAACGGCGGTCGTCATGTGATGCAGGGGGAGGACGACTCGTTGAACTGGGACATGGCGCTGGGCCCAGTCGCGTCCTACGAGGTACGACCGAAGGCCGGACTTGAGACTGCGCAGTTCAATACCGCCAACAGCAAACTGGCGATGTTCGAGAACCTCGAACTGCTCGGCCTCAGCGGCCAGGTGGACTCTGCGACTCTTGACCGGCTGGCGGCGGTGGCCAACGGTGGTGCGGGTATCGACACTCCGAAGTCTCGCCGGTACGCCAGCGCGTTGAAGGTCGGCGGTGATCTGGCCAACATGATCGGTGCTAAGGGTTTGGGCAGTGCGATGCGGCGTTCGGCGTCGGTCATGGAGGAAGGGGAACGCTTCCGGCCTGCTCTGACACGTGCCGCCTACCGCTACCGGGGCACCGAGAAGCGCCCTGACCCCGATCTGTTGGCAGCCAGCCAGTTCCAGTTCGGAGACTCCCGCGGGCGTGCTCAGATGAGCGTCGCCGACAAGGTGACGATGGACTTGCTTGGCCAGCGCGGCGATGTGACCAGCGTCGGTCTGCAGACCCGCGACGGCAGGCGGTCACTGGAGGAGCAAGCACTGGAGGCCGCAACCACGAAGCCTGGTGGGGCTCATGGGATGTTGATGCCGCAGGTGGGCCAGCGCGTCAAGCACTACCAGCAGTCGATGTACGACCGGCCCGCGACCACCGAGCAGCTGCGACTGGCGGTGCAACGCGACATGGTGGCACAGTCGTTCGCCAACCGGCTGATGCACAACGCCGGCCGCCGCGCCGGGGCATCCCCGGAGGGACGCAGGGGCCAGGGCGTGATCGGCACCGGTGATCGCAACATGGACCGGATGATCTCCGACATCGCCCAGAACATCGGTCGCGGACTGCCCAGCGAGGGGCTGCTGATCGACGGTGACGGGCACCCGGTGGCGCAGAGCGTAGGCCTTGGCGGGGATCACTACCAGCCGTTCACCGCTGCCTCCCTGGGCAAGTTGAGTGGTGGGCAGTACGTGCGCAGCCGCCAGCACGGCGGCATCACCTCCGATGACCTGCGTACGCTGCTGGTCACTGGTGGGCGGGCGGCGATGGTGGTGTCCGGTTCTGGGGTGTTCGACATTGAACTGGACCCGTCGTTTCGCAGTCAGCGTCGGCTCTCCGACAAGGCCTTGGGCATGGTGGAGACCTACGAGCGCATCCTCGACCAGTTGGCTGGCCAGCAGGTGTTCTCCCGCGACCTGGACCCGCAGACGAAGGCTGAGATCCGCGACCGCGCCAAGCTGATGGTCGGTACCGACAAGACTCCTGGTGCGCTCGCAGACAAAATCAAGGATCTGACCAACGAGCGACGCGCGCAGGAGATGGACCTGACGAAGCAGCAGGTGAAGGAAGCCCAAGACCAGGCGTTGCAGGAACTCAGCGTCAAGTACCCCAACGCCAGCGACTCCCAGAAGCGTGAGGCGCAGGAGGCGGCTGTGCAGCGCGCGCAAGAGGACAAGGTGCGGGCGCTGAGCCTGAACGCTGAAGGGTACGAAGTGGCGTTGCGCACGTTGCAGCGGTACTACCCGTACTTCATCCGCGACGTGTCCTACCGCAGCCTGCGCGATCTGATGGCCGCCAGCCCGTTCAAGGAGCCCGACCCGTCGCTGGGCGGGGCGTACGGCCTGGCGCAGAGCAACGCCAGCGATCGCGAGTACGTGCGGCCTGGGGCAACACGGTTTGGCACTGACGAGCGCGCGGTGACAGGTCTGCCGAACCCGTTGAGTTCTCCGGTGAATGCTCGCGGCAACGACACTGACGGCACATCTACGACATCCGAGCCGACCAAGCCGACAACTAGTGAGACGGTGACTCGAGGGTTGTCCGGTGGCGAGTTCGGCAGGCCGATCGGCGTGGCTGCTGGCACGCCTAAGCGTGAACAGCCAGTCGACCTACCAGGTCCGGTGCGGCAACTGGCCGACACCACCGCCAACAGTGTGCAGCAGGCCGGTCAGTTGGCGCGTGCGGAGTTCAACGACACGCTCCCGCTGGGCAGCCCCGAGCAGGACGCGTACAACACCTGGTTGGCGGCCAAGGCAACCAGTCATAGTCACGAGATCATGCAGTTCCCCACCACCGAGCCGTGGCAGAGCGCCGCATCCGAGGCGACTCTGCACCGCCTTGGCATGATCAATACCGACGACAAGGTGTTCGGGGAACTGGTGGAGTTCCTACGCTCGGCCTCCGATGAGGACAAAGAGCAACTTCGCCGGCGCATTCCTGGTGAGGCGTTCTCCGGTGACACCCTGCCGGACTTGAACAAGACGATCGCCGACCAACTGCTCAAGGTCGTCAACCAGGCCGACGCGGTGGCGATGTTGTCCGTGCCGTGGCGGACCAGTGTCGATGAGCCGTTCGACGGCTCCCCGATGGTGTTCCCGTTCGTCAACGCGATCACCAACTTCGCCGACGTGGACACCCTCGAGCAGAACCCGGAGGTGGTACAGGCGCTTGATGCTGTGGGGCAGTCGTCGCTGGGGGATGTGCCGCACAGCAAACTGCGCGACCGAATCCAGGACGAGTCGATGGTGCGCGCGGCGGTTGCTGCCAACCCCCAGCAGTGGGCGCAGGTAGCTGACATGGCATCGCCCAGTGAGCGTGGATCGGCAGTATCGCGGTTGGTCGGCGGCAACACCAGGGCGCTGGCGGTGGTGCAGGAATTGACCGATCGGTTCAGCAACGACGACATGGTGCGCGAAGTGGCCAGTCCCGGCTACATGCAGCAGCGCCTGGAGAACTTGGAGCGGGTGTACGCCGCCCAGCACCTGGTGGAGCAGAAACAAGCGGTCGATGCTGCCTTCGGTGGTTCCGGGGGAGGTGGTGGTGTTGACCCAAAAGCATGGGAGATGGTCCTCGGGTTGAACGTGCTGGAGCCACCGCAGGCCCAGCAGCCGCCGGTCGCAAAGTCGCTGTCGCCCCGCTTGACCGTGACAAGGTTCCTGCCGCGAAACCACCCCGTGTCGGTGGCGGTGAACAAGGGGTACCGACTGCCGCGGTAGGCAGTGCTGAGCATCGCGAGCGGGTCCGTGTGCAGGCTGGCCGGCAGCTCGACGCCATGGTCGGTCTGCCACTGGTCAAGGACAAGATGGATCAACTGCTGGCCACCGCCGCCAACGATGCCGCCAAGCGCGCCCGGGGGCTGCAGGTGCCCGAGCGCACCATGCACCTGGTGTTCGAAGGCCCGCCTGGTACCGGCAAGACGACGGCCGCGCAGATCCTGGCCAACGCCTACTACGGCGCTGGTCTGGTGGACAACCCGGACCCGATCATCATTCGCGGCCGGGAGTTGGTCGCCGGATACGAGGGCCAGACCGATGCCAAGGTCAAGGAGATCTTCGACCGGGCCAAGGGCAAGGTGTTGTTCATCGACGAGTTCTATTCGATCGTGTCCGGCGACCAGGACAACGTGGGCCGCGAAGCACTCAACGCTTTCAACGATCTGGCTGAGAAGCGCCGCAATGACACGGTGGTGATCCTGGCTGGGTACGAGGATGAGCAAGGCGGGCTGAAGTACCTGGATCGTTACAACCCGGGTATCTCCAGCCGGTTCCCGACCAGGGTGCCGTTCACGTCCTACACGCCCAGGGAGTTGGCACAGATCGCCCATGCGGACATCAACCGCACTGGCAAGGCGCACAACAAGAACGCCGCGAGGGCGCTGAGCACCTACGCGGGGATGGTCAAGGACAACGCTCGTGGCGTGCGTAACCTGGTGGACGCGGTGCACCGGCAGTCCGACCTGCGCCGCAAGAAGACCCTTGACACCGGCCGGACGCTGACCGACACCGATCTGGTGTCCTACACGGCCACTGACGTGCGCAGGGCCGCCAAAGAACTCGGGTATCTCTGATGCGCTGGTGGACGTCGTGGGGGACCGCCGAACCGGTGGTGAAGTCGGTGCACAGCGGACACGGTGCAGATGGCGTCGGCACAGCGTTGTTGGGTCTGCACGCGCTGGGTGCCGACGCCTTGCATTCGCTATCGCAACGCACATGCGTGGACGCCGAGTTGGTGTCGCAGACGTTGGCCGGTGTCGACGTGTCCCCGGTGGCCAAGGCCTGGAGCGATGCGATCATGCCTGGCACCGACTACGGGTGGCTGCGCATGGCTGGGGTGAAGAAACAAGCTGACGATGCGGCGGTGCGGATGGTCAGCGCTCTGGTCAGCAAGGGCGTGGCGTGGCCCCTGGCGCTGGAGCGGGCGGCTGCCGGCTACGGGTTGCCCAGTGACCGCGCACTGTCGTTCGCGCAGAAGGTG